TTAGGACACCCTCTCCCGGAATGCCGTCCGGTTCTGTAGCTCTCTCGTTAGCTACAGTTCTAGATGACACATTAAGTGTCTCTCTTCATGTCTCGTTCATGTTGCGTCGGCAAATGATACCGTCTTATGGTTGATGTATTAAACATGTGTGCTAACGTGTCGCATTCGTAAGTCATGGTTGCTTACTGAATAAATATTGCGTAAACAAAATGTGATGTATTTGATGATGCTACTGATTTGGGATTTCCTCTGTAAGGATAAGAAATCCTTAGTTATTGGGGGGTTTTGAATGTCTCGGCGTAGGCGGCGACGTGATCGCGACGATGCCCATGACATCTCTAACGACCCTCTCTCTCGGGAGTTGCGATCTCCAGTCATAAAACGAATTCTGGAGCCGCCCACTCGCCGGACAATCCTCGATCTGGAAGATCGTCGTCTCTTTAGCCCTGAGCTCGCGCGGCCGGCTCGGGCTCTTCAACGCATGGCCGCTCGGCTAGTGGTGAAGGACCATGATCCAAACGTTAATCGAGCTTCTAAAAAAGTACGTGCCAACCAACTACACGTTCCTAGTAACGTCCGCTTCGGCGATCCTACTCGGGTTGCTATATGCGTTCGGCGTCATCAGCGTAGAGAAGTTCTCCACGCTCTTAAACGCGTTGGCCGTGGCTCCGCTCCCGTAAGGCGTCCACGTTGGTCTGAGTTCTCCGACATCAAGTGCAAGTAAATCCCCTCGGTCACCGTTCCCGAAAGGAAATTCTATGGAGCCTATCTCCGCTCTTATCGGTGCTGGTTCGTCTCTGCTTGGTGGTCTGCTTGGTCAAAGTAATGCGTCGAAAATAGCTGAGCAGCAATCTCAACAGGCTGAACTCAATCGGCAGATGCAATTGAAGTTCGCTCAAAATGCAATTCAATGGAAGGTAGCAGATGCAAAAGAAGCTGGAATTCATCCGCTTTATGCTCTCGGAGCCTCTACTAGTTCCTACTCTCCTGTGTCTATCGGCAGCACTGCTGATAATTCGCTTGGAGAAGGGATCGCCAAAGCTGGCCAAGATATTTCACGGGCGGTAAGTGCCACTGCTGATCGTGAGCTGCGGGCTCTGCAATTACAAAAAATGACGCTCGATGTTGAGGGTCAATCTATTGCTAACGATGTTGCTCGAGCTGAGCTTGCTTCAAAGTTAGCTAGGGTGGCTCAACCTGGTAGTCCTCCCGCGTATCCTGTTGTGGCGCCAGGTCCTGTTAAACTTAAACCGGAAGAGCAAACGCAATCGTTTCGGATTTTAGGAAAGACGCTTCTCAATGACCCTTTCACATCTGATGTTGGCGACGCCATTAGTAATGTACTTGGTGATGATGCTGGTGAATTTGTTATGGCGGTGCCCAAAGGAACCTCTACCGTTTTCTATAATGGTCTACGTAACATTTTGTACCGCTACGATCGCGCTACTGGCGAACAATTTGATCGCTGGATGAAACTGAACTACCCCGCAAAAGCTGTCTCTAAATAGGAAGGCAGGTGATTGCTCGTGCCACGCTTCAGACGCAGACGCTTCGGCGGTCGCCGTCGTCGTTTCGGTCGTCGTCGTCGGATTATGCGACGCCGGAGGCTTCGTCCGCTTCGAGTCGGAGTGAGAATGTAAATGAAATGCGAACATCCCCTTGCTACGCACGGTATGCTCCACGGCTGCGGCCAGTGCATGCCGTGTCGTATCAACAAACAAAGAGTATGGGCCCATCGTCTTGAATTGGAGGCAACGCAACACGTTCATAACTGTTTTCTGACGTTGACTTACGATGATGAAAACCTGCCTAAGGATGGCAGTCTCGATGCTAAAGCACTACAAGATTTTATTAAAAGGCTACGTCGCCGTTATGAGCCTCTACGTATACGTTATTTTGCTTGCGGCGAGTATGGCGATCTGTCTTGGCGTCCTCACTATCACGCTGTTCTATTTGGCTTCCCTACTTGCGTGAATTTGCAGACTGAATATCGGAAAGATGGAGGGATTAAATGCTGCGGTCACTGTCGAAAGGTGGAAGAAATTTGGGGAATGGGAAGAGTGCAACTCGCGCGCGCCGAACCGCAAAGTCTAAGGTACGTGTGCGGATACGTAACAAAAAAAATGACGCAAAGAACCGATCCACGCCTCCATGGGAAGGTCCCCGAGTTCTCCCGCATGTCTCTGAAACCGGGAATAGGTCATTCGGCAATGGAAACGATTTCGGACAATCTCCCGTCTTCCGTCTCTCTGATGCCGATCTCATCGATTTCATACGGCAATACACCGCGTCCCTTGGGTCGCTATCTTACTCGGAAACTCAATACATTAAGAGGGTTATCTCCCGGTGCACACGTTCAAAACGCGGTTGATGCCCTACAGGCAGAAATGCTCCCTCTGCGCATTCTTGCGCGGAAGGATGAACAAAATCCGTCGTTCACTACGCACTACAAGAAGAAAATGGAAGGCAAGTACGCGTCTCAACAAGTTCGTCTAACTCTCAGGAAACACGGCAATGGCAAAAAGATCTAAATTTTCTCTGTCGCACTATAATCTCTTCACGGCTGATATGGGTGAGCTGATCCCTTGCGGTCTGGTCGAGGTTCTTCCCGGTGATACGGTGCAACATGCAACGTCTGCTCTTATTCGCTGCTCTCCTATGCTTGCTCCTGTCATGCACCCCGTCCACGCCAGGATCCATCACTGGTTCGTCCCTCATCGTCTCGTCTGGGAAGATTGGGAAGACTTCATTACCGGTGGTGAGGATGGTCTACAGACCCCGGCGTTCCCGACTATCGCAGTCAACACCTCTGCCGCTAATGCCGGGACGTTGTTGGACTACCTGGGATTACCGGATACAGCAACCAACACCTATAACGTTTCAGCTTTGCCGTTACGTGCATATCAACTGATCTGGAAGGAATTTTATCGTGATCAGGATTTACAAACGGCTCCTACTATCGACATCACTTCTGGTGCCGATACTACAACTACAACTACTCTGCAAAATTGCGCGTGGGAGAAGGATTATTTTACGTCCGCGCGTCCTTGGGAAATGAAAGGCCCGGCTATCACTGTCCCGCTTGGTACGTCTGCTCCCATCTCTGGCCTCGGTGTTCAGGATGCTGCTACTACTGCTGCTGCTAATACGTTGACGACATCGACAGGTACTAATCAGTCTTTCACTCACGCTTATAACACTGCTGCGTCGGATCTTTATACTCGGGCTGCTTCGTCTGGTGGGTTGCTCGATGTGTATGCTGATCTTTCGTCCGCTACTGGTGTCTCGATCAATGTGCTGCGTGAAGCTCTCGCCCTGCAACGCTATCAAGAGGCTCGTGCTCGTTATGGCTCTCGCTACACGGAGTACCTACGTTATCTTGGGGTTAAGTCTTCTGATGCTCGTCTCCAGCGCCCTGAATATTTGGGCGGTGGTAAACAAACTATCCAGTTCTCCGAAGTGCTACAGACTAGTGGGAACGGTACGCCTGCCGCTGATGATCAACTCGGACAACTTGGCGGTCACGGTATTGGAGCTATGCGTTCAAACCGATATCGACGTTATTTCGAGGAACATGGTTACATCATCTCGTTGATGTCGGTGAAACCAAAAACGATGTATCAAAATGGTGTTGCTCGTACTTGGCTTCGCAACACTAAAGAACACTTCTGGCAAAAAGAACTTCAGTTCATCGGTCAACAGGAAATCTGGAATGCGGAAATCTTCGCAGACTGTCCTTCAGGAACGGGTTCAACTCAATTCAATGGGACGTTCGGGTTCCAAGATCGTTACGACGAGTATCGACGAATGGAGAGTGGTGTCCGTGGAGAATTTCGGACCTCTGCTCTTAATTTCTGGCATTTCGCTCGTAGCTTTGGCTCTCTACCTACACTCAACTCTGACTTCGTGAAATCGGTACCCGTGGAAACACCGTTCGCGGTTCCTTCAACTGATGTGCTCTGGATCATGGCTAATCATTCAATCCAAGCTCGTCGCCTTGTTACGCCTGTAGGGGTGTCAAAAACTTTCTAACTTAATGGAGCAATGCAATGCGTGCCTATGTCGATCCCCAGACTGGGGAAATCATAACAAGGTCTGAGGTCAATCATGAACAGCTGGATACTACGCCGGTTGCTATTCCGGCTCGGCTTACTCGGGCGTCCAATCTTAATGAGGTCGTTCGGCAGATGGTTCGTGGTGAGGAGCTTCGACGTCTTGCTGAAGCTTCTGGCGAGGAAACCTTCGATGAGGCTGACGACTTCGCAGTGGGCGATGATTATGAGCCGTCGTCCCCCTATGAAGAAATCTTCGAGGGTGATGTTCTGAAAGATAACTACGCGCGTATCGCCATAGAAAAGGCTGCTGGTGAGAAAAAGGAAGCTGCACCTGTTGCAGCACCACCTAAAGGCCCGTCAGGGGATGGACAGGCCTCCCAGTAAGCCCCAGGGCCCCCCTAAACCTCCAGGGGGGCCCTCTTCTTTCTTATCTCGGAAGTCCTCTACGCCCCGTTCTTCGGGGCGTCTTTCTTAGGACACCCTCTCCCGGAATGCCGTCCGGTTCTGTAGCTCTCTCGTTAGCTACAGTTCTAGATGACACATTAAGTGTCTCTCTTCATGTCTCGTTCATGTTGCGTCGGCAAATGATACC